ATTGTGATGTACCGTTAGCATTAGCTGTCATCACATAAGCTTTTTTACCGACTATGTCTACCCAGACGCAGCCTAGTTTTTCTCCCGTATCAGTATTGAGGGGAGCTCTTTGTTTTTTAACAAAGTACATACCATTACGACGGCCGATTAGAGCGGTCAATGGTGCTTTTCTTTGAGTCATAATAACCTCTTGTTTAATTAATAGTGGATTTATTCCCTCCACTCATAGGAGCCTTTTGGCAAATTATAATTTTAGGCTAGACAATGTTTTATTTTAACGCAAATCAAGAGATTAAAGGAAAGTTTCGGACTTATGTGAATTGTTGGTTAGATGTATAATAAGGGAAATGGAGGTAGTTATGGAATTAATTACATTGCTTACAATACTTGGTATTTTTGCTGTACTTGTTGGATTGGTTATTATGGTATTTTTGCATTTAGCTAGTAAAATTGATAATTTGCAGCATGCTGTAGTTACAGATATGCGCGACTTCCATGGAAGATTATGTGCTATTGAAGAAAAGTATAGGGGAAAGTAAGATGAAACTATTTATTCCGGTGGGAGCATTTTTTGGATGGCTCGCGTTAACGGGTGAACCTATTATAGGCTCAATTGTTGCAACTATATGGTTTTTTGTTGCTCTTGAATGTTAATTTCTTTCTTTTTCGTACTTTTTAATATCCTCATTAAGAGTTTCTGCATATCTAATCATTGCTTTTTTACTTCCTGAACGAACTGATTTTAAAAAATTACTTATATTCCTAGCTCCCTGAGGAGAAGTCAACATATAACCACGTGCTAATTGAAGTCCCTTATATGCAGGAATAGCTGCAGCTTTTACAGAAGTCAATCCTAATAATTTTAATAACCCTAATGGCGCTGCCCCAGTGAGCGTATCTAAAATACCAAATGATTTTATTAAATTTATATTTTTATGAGCGGAAGCTAAATCTTTTGATATAAGTTTTAATTTATCTGTACCATCTTTACCAATTTGAGCTTTGAGAGAATTTATTTTTTTAGGATTTTTAAGAAATGTTTCTAATTTTTTAGGTGCTAATCTACCATTATCGGTTAAAGATTCAAAAATACTTTCGAATTTTTCTAATCTTTTGAGTTGAGATGTTTCAGTATTTACTTCTTTATAAAGATCACTAAAGGCTTTTGGTGTGTTATTCTCAATATCTTTTAAAAATTGTTTTTGTAAACCAGAATAGAAATCTTGTGTGGCCTTTCTTTCACCATGAATAAATTTAGTTTCATAAAGCTTTTTTAAATCTTTATTTATATTAATCCTTTGTTCTACAAATTTTTCAGGTTTAAAGAATTTAGTTGTTCCCTCAGGAGCTTTATAAGCCTTCTCATATCTATCAATTAATTTTAAAATACCTTCTTGTTCTTCTGTTGGCACTGGAATTGCTTCAATTTCATTTCTATAATTTTCTAAATAATTAGAAATATTTGTTGTATCTATATCTTCAGGTAGTTTTTTAGCGATATCTTTTGTTTTTTGCCAATTAATAGAATTTCTAGCTTCTACGTCAACTCCTTTTTCAATTTCTTGTGCTATCGGTAACTTTTCTTTTTTAATTTTAGAAATAAGATTTTCTGCCTGTTGATCTAATTTCTCTAAAACTTTTTCTTTTCTAGCAGCTGTAACTTTAGGTTTAACAATTCCAAATTCAGCTCCTTCTCTTTCTACTACTTTAGGTAATTGAATTCCTGATTCAGAAACTACTGGTTTTTTAATTAAAGCACTTGCAGCGCGTCCAATATTTGGAGCTATCATTCCGGCTATTTCTGCAGCTATTTGAACCGGTTCAGGAGCACCAGCTGCTTCTGCTAACTGACCTGATAAGCCTCCTAAAATGGACGCTTGACCTAATCCTTGTAATGGCAACTGACCATAGATATTTGCAGCTCTTTCTGTAGATTTTGTTAAAAATTCTTCACCAGAACCATAAGATTGTCCTAAAATATCTTCTATATATTGATTCATTTGGTCCTGTCCACCTTTACCAATATCAGATAAATATTCTCCAGCTGCTTTTAATGCGCGTACTCCAGGATATTCTTCATCACCAAAAGAAGATACTAGTTGTAATAGACCTCCAATTCCTTTAGAAGGAGCAGATACAAGAGAAGATAAGCCACGACCTGTTAATCTAGCGATTCCTAATGGAACCTGTTTTAATGTTTCTGCTGTAGGAAGGATTTCATTATCACTTGTTGGTTCTTGATCTCCTTCTTGAATAGATTCTCCAGAAAAATGTGAAAATATTTCTTTAGGAGAATAGCCTTCATTAATAGCCTCTTGAAATTTATCATAAAGGTCTGGTTTATCTTTTTTTAAATAATTTAATATTTCTTGTTGACTGTACCCAGCATCTAAGGCTTCTTTTATTTGATCTTTCATTCAAAAATTTCCCCTAAAGAACGTTTTTCTTTTTGTTGTTCCTTTTTTTGCCCCAATTCACCTAATGTTATTCCAAATTCACGAGAAAGAGCTTTTAATTTCCCTCTATTGGTCGCATCAGTATCAGAAGCTTTTGGAAGAAGGCTTATTATATAATTAAATCTATCTTTTGCAAGCGTACCCTTACTTACTAATGGTAATAAAGCTGCCTCTATTCTTGCTGATAATCCATTGAATTCAGCAATATCTTCTCTAGCTTCACTACTAAATATTCTATTTACGGGAGCTGCTATTCCAATTGATCCAGTTTTTATTAAATCTAACTGTCTTTTCATTGTATCTGTAAGCTCTTCTCTAGCTTCGTCAGTAATTAATGATTTAGGTTTATCTACTTTTGATTGAGCTGACACAAATAATTTTTTTTCAGCTGGAGGCAAACTTGAAAATGCCTCTAATTGCTCTCCTTCTAAGCCTAATAGCTGTCCTAATGCAGTATTATTAGCTGAAGGCTGATTTTGTGCCTGCTGCATCAACATTTGAGACAACTGATTCACTGGCTGGACAGCTTGAGGCACAAATGCCTGACTAAATATTTCTAAAGCACTTGGCTGTCTAGGTTCTATAAACATACTCATTATACGCCTCCAGTTAACTTTAAAAGATTAGCTAATTGAGAACTTCCAAATAAACCTGTTCCAGCACCTGCTAGACTTCCTAATCCTGGAGCTAATTTCTGTGCCATTGAGGGCTCTCCCTGAGTATATGTAGGATATACTGACTTAGTTCCAAGACCAGCTTGAAGGAGATTCATTAAATTACCTATACCTGCTTGCTGTGTTTGAGCTTGTTGAGCAGCCATGCTTTCAGCTAAAGATTGCCCAGCTTGTGTTGCTTGTTGAGCAAATGCTGATGATTGACCTGCTCCTAAGCCTCCAAACGTCTCTGCAAGTCCAGGTATTGTTTCTTCTCTAAATTGTCTTTGTAATAATTGGTTCTGTGGTGAATAACCACTTATTTGTTGTGATATAGCTCCCAATCCTTGCTGTAAAGGCATCCCACCTAAAAGCTGCTGTAATAATGCTGCTTGCTGGGGGTCTAAAGCTGATTGTTGGCCATATTCTCCAGGCTTTTGTTTGCTTCCAAACAAGCCGCTTAGTAATTGACCTCCTAATCCTAGTCCAGTCAACCCTAGTCCTAATAATGTTGCCATTTTTCTACTCCTGTAAATATTCTATTGTTACCGTACATACGGTATATGCGGTTTTATCATCCGCTGTTACTATATTGACATTTGTAGCATCTATATACAACTCAATTGGTACAGTTGCTGATACATACGGTAAAGGAAGATAGCTTTGTGCTGTTTGATCGTTAGCTACTCCATATATCCTTATCATTTCTGTTCCAGCAGGAAGCGTTAATCCATGTGCTACTTGTTTTAATGCGTTATTAGGTAATGCCCCAAAATCAATTACATATCTATAAACATTTTTTACATTCTGAACATCACTTCTATCAAATCGCAATTGACCATTAAGCACTACTTGATCAGAATAATATCCAAAATCCTTCTTATTAACAGCTGCGACTAGATCATTATATTTATCTTGGAAAGTAAGTAAAAACTCAGAAAACTCTTTATCAGTAAAAAGCTCGTTTTCTATCAATAAAGAATTTAAATCTGGTAGCGACGTACTCATAATAACCCCAAATTCTTACCAGCTTGTGAAAGCCATAACCTCATAGCATGTATTACAACATCAGATTTGTATATATCAAGACCATCATCACTCAATAATAAATCTTCTGTCATTTCTCCTTCTAATTGGAGACTATTACCATTAGCATTCACCTGAATTCTCTTCCAGTTTCTAGTTGAATCTTCTCTATTAAAACCTTCATATGCTGTACTAAAATCAGTTATTTCAGCTACTGGAGCTGATTTGGTTTCATCACCAAATATTTTAATAGAAAACTGTCCATTCTCTGTCACATCAGTGAATAAATCCACATATCCAATTTTTATGTTTTTACCTTCTTGGATCATTGGGTTGAACTTTTTAGTTCTAAACTTAAACGGTTTGATTATAGCTATAGAACCGCCACCAATATAGGTTCCAGTCCAAGTATCATCTGTTACTATCTGTAGAGTGTTCGCATCAGTCGGGATTGCCTTATATATTTTAGTAGTGCTATATCCCGAAATCCCTAACAGATTAGTTAACGTTACATAATAATTTGTATTAGGATATTTTAAATTATGACTAGGACAAGTAATTACAAAGGTAGCGGTATTTATTGCTGTAACATCTAATGAAGGATCATCAATGGTTAAGAAATTCAACTCATGAACAAAACCTCTCTGATTACCTCCTATTACCAACGGAGTTTCTGCTGTAGTTATTGCATCACTCCATTTAAATGCGCATTCTGACCATGTTTTGCCGATTGTAGACCATGTATACGACGTAGTCTTTTGGAATATTCCTAAAGCCGTATAATTGTCATCATAATAAGAATAAGACCCATTTTTATAATTAAATAATAAGACCTTATTAGGGTAGGTCAATTCTTGCTTAGCAACGCTCCAATATATGTATTCATCAATATAGTCACGTACAGATTGAATTCTTTCCTTACCATTGCTCAAATTATTGACTTTAAAGACATCTTTTGGGATTTTTTCATCTATGCGCTCTATTCTTACTCCATCAGTTGCAGTAATCGCTCTCTGTCCAAATGTGATAGCGTTTCCGCCTGCAACTTGGGTACTAAATTGGCTCTCTGAACCAAATTCGTCACTTATAGTCCTAAAAACAAAAGGAAGGGCTGTATTGCCTGTATATGCAAGCTCTTTAGTGCTCCTTTCAAAATAAACTATTAACTTATCATTGATTATTGCTGCACTTTGTATTGATTCATTTGTTGTGGCATCAAGATAACCACCCTGTCCCTTAATATCATGCCTCCAAGCACTAGCTCCTAATGGAGTAGCTAAAGAAGCACACCATCTAACTCTATTTTGATATTCAACAGCTTCTTCAGTCGTATTCATAACGATTAAACGACCTTTAAAGGGGATTATTATTTTCGCGCCATTAAGATAACGATCTGAGCCATCATTATATATAACAGGACGTAAAGTAGCCCAATTAGTACCATCATAATATTTAATTCCATCTCTATTATCAGCTCCAGATAATGTATATGCTTTCCCATTTGTTGCCCAAAAATATTTAGCCCCTGCTGCTGTGTAATAATAATTAGCACCAGCAAAGAATTGCGCATTAGATCCAGTCCAAGAATGATTAGCTGTAGTATTAGGAACAAATTTACTTGTTGTTTGATTGTATACGTATGAATCTACTCTATCAAAAACTATTGTCTGCTCTATATTTACTGTTGTAGTTTCTCTGACATGTATACCCATTACAGGAAGAAGAGGATAATAATCATAATCCGCTGTAACTGCTCCTGTAGCTGCATTAAATGTTACATCTAAAGCCCCTGTCAAATAATTTATAGTTCCTGTTCCATCACCGCTTAATGTGCCATCACCATCGTCATCTATACTTTGTCCACCAGCATCTGTTAATTCAATACTTCCTGGAGCTATTGGAGTATTTGCTAATGTTACAGAATAATGATCTGTTCCAGTACCAACAGATTCACCAGTAATTGGTTTTTGCAGCCTTCCAAGCAACTTAGGACACTTTCTTTTTATAAGCTTTCCTCGATAGATATACATATTTTCAAGCTCATAAAACGCATCATCCATGATACGCCATGGCTCTACGTCTTTCTCGAGGCCAGTCTCATAATTTGATATAAAAAAAGGCTGTAAACTCATTATACACCTATTGCTATGTAATAAACTGTAACTGTAGCTCCTGTAGAACTTCTGACAATTTTATATTGTGTATTAGTAAAAGTTGATAATCCATATCTATAAGAAGTATTATTTCCATTAGTTACAGTCATACTTCTTGCTGATGAAGTAAAAGGAACTGCAAAACTAGTAAGAGCGCTGCTACCATCTCCTGAAGCAATAGAAATAGAACCCCAGTTAATAACCATTCCCCATGGAGTGGTAACTCCATAATTTGTCCCAGAAGTAGTAACTGTTAAATCTGTTAACTGCTTAGCAGTACCAGCAGAATTCATAAATTTAAGAACAGCAGCAGCATCTTCTACGTATAATATACCCTGATTCGCGGAAGCAGCTCCAGCAGGTGTATGCTGATCATCAAAAGTAACTTGTTGATGAAGGCCTGCATTAGCTCCATTATCATCAAAAGATACATGGTCTTTAGAGATATAAGTCTCTATAGCATCAAAATTGTTTACTAAATTAGATCTACTAACACTAAGATCATCGTCTTGCGGTTGTGATTTATCGTAAGCCATTTTAACTCCTTAAAACTTAGGCTTTGCCCTTGTTTGATTATACCAGTTTAATGTTTGCGAATGCACATTGCTTTTTTCTTTCTCATATAATGCACTCACTGTTTGTAAATCGTCTAAACTACCCATTTCTTCTAATATGTTCTTAGCAGTTCCATATACTATTATTTGACCCCATTCTTCGAGCTCAGGAATATCAGCATCATTAGCAAAAGAATTAGAAGTAGTGGTTCCAGCACTAACATAAACCAAAGGCCTACGCATAGCTTTAAAATTAACATAATAAGTATCATCAGGACATTTCCTAAATAACAATTCATTATTATAAATCAATACAGATGACGGTCTGGCCGTATTATCAGAGTCGGTATAATCTATCCCATCAGGCCATATCGCATAAAAATCTTCTAAGTTATAGTAAACACTCATCTGGTACTCTTTACGTCCCTGTGTGTCACTTATGTAAGCTAAAGGGTCTAGTTTCACGTATGTATCATAGAATGTTCCCTTTAAGTCATAAGTTTCTGTCCCATCAGACAGTGTCACCTCATAACCAGTTTCGAGTTGGATTGGCTTTATCTCTTTTGGTAGCTGCCAGGTATAATACCTGTTTAGATAAGCAAGTAAATTATCTTCGCTCAATTGACTAGTCTCTTGAACTGTACATAAATTACGTATTCTGTTCTTCATCACTGAAAGTGTCCAACTCATGGTGCTACCTATTCCTTAATTTTTCTTGGTACTTCTTTTTCATAAGTACTAATTACATCGAAGGCTACTCTCTTAGTAAACTGAGTTGTTGGAATATATTGACCAACATTACCTTCGCTTCCTTTAACGTATCTTCTTTTAACTTCACGGCATGAATCATTTAGCATTTCAAAAAAAGCTAAAGGTCTTTCATATATTTCACCGTCTTTAAATTCTTCTCTTACACCCTGTGGTGCTATTTTCCAAACAGCTCCTGGGTGATCTTTCATTTCTATATAACTGAAGCGAGCCTTTGCCCAGACTTCAATATCTATGTCTTTTTTTTCTTCCTGTTTTGGTTCTTCTTTCTTTTCTTGTTTCTTATAAACCATAAACTTCCTTTATGCTTGTTACTGTTTTACATCTTCTCTAAAATATTTGCTATGCACTTTTGCGTGGCAGGTAGTACACAACCAAATTACGTCTAATGGCTTGCTATAATCATGATGGTGAGCTTGTAATTTTTCTTTAATTTTACATTCATCACAATTTAACGATTTCATAATTTTTCCATTTTTTAAAGCATTAGCTAGAGTATATCTAGCTTTAATCTTATTCTTATTTTTTTCTCTATTCTGTTTAAAATATTCAAGTGCTTTTTCTTTATTGCTTTCATACCAATTTCTTGATCGTCTTCGTGCTTTTTCTCTGTTTTTTTCTAAATTTTGCTTGTAACATTTTATATATATTTCTTTATATCTTTCTGGATTTTTTTCTTTCCACTTTTTGACTCTTTCTTTTTCTTTTTCTGGATTTTTAGCATAATTGTTTCTTGCATATTCACGTTGCTTAGCTAAGTAGTTTTCTTTATTTTTTTCTATCCACTCTTTTTTTAATGTCTTCTGTCTTTCAGGATTTTTTTCTTTCCACTTTTTGTTTTTTTCATTTGCACATATTTTACAATAAGGTCTTAACGAACTTTTTCCAGATGTTCTTTTATAAAAATCTGATTCTGCTTTCTCTATTTTACATATACTACACTTTTTCATATGTTAGACTCCTTTTTACAGGAGCCTAACATAATATTATTTATGTACATATACCTAAGTATTATACACTACCAAGATCAACATATGTATCGCTCAACTCAGCTCTTATATAAAGAATATCATCAGCAGCACCAACAACAGAAGTTCCAAGAGTAATCCCTTTAAATCCTTCTGCTTCAACAACTTTAGATAAATTGTATACAGTTCCACCAGTAGTTTCTGCTACATATGAACTTGCGTCCAAATCTAATGAAAAAGTTGTACCATCTATAATTTCCTTAATATAATAAGGCTTAGCAGTATCATTCAATTCAACCATTTCATCTAAATCTTTAAAACGAACTGCATCTCCAGCTGTCCATCCAGTAGTAGATGTGATTGTTACAACTGCTGGATTTGCTGCTGTAATTCCAGAAGCTGTTTGATAATTACCAGTTACGGCAGATGTATCATACAAAGTAAAGCCATTAGTTGTTGTAATGGCTCTATTTAACCCATCATCTTCTGTAATTTCTGTTAAGGCATAAGCGTCAGCCATGCCTTTGTGCCAGTAATGTTTTACTGTTTTGGTATCAGTTTCCCACTGCGTGTAATTCCACACAGTAACGGTATTAGGTTCAAACCCAATATCTAAGTTATAAGCTGTACCAGCTGAAGTTAATTTAAACTTCCTTTCTTGACTCATGTTATTTCTCCTAACTGTTTAAAGTACAACGACCCCTTACTAAAAATAGGTCATTTAGAATCTTAGCCGCATGCCAACCTTTCCAGCCTAGAGAAGATTTTTGTTTCAATCTGTCACCAGGACCGCCAGGAGGTGTGAATATAGACTCAACATTACCGCCGCTGATATCTGTGATACCATAGCTATCTTGACCAGTAATATAAAAGTCATAAACTGTGCTAGTACCTGCCAAATCACCATTAGCAGTTAATGGAGCTTTAGAAGACATACACCAACGTACGTTGTCTGTATAACCTCTTTCACCACTTTTACGTGCTCCAGGTGTTGGGTATTGGTTAATTGGAACCCAAGAATCTAAATCTTTAAGATCTCTATAAACTGCTGTGTTTGTCATACAGTAATATGCTTCATCAAGTGGAGCTGTACCAACTTTGTTAGATGCTCCCATGATTTCAGTAAACATTTTAGCGTTATTGTTCATTAGAGTTTGAACAATAGTGTCAACATCAGCTTGTGTTACTTCGGTTGGAGTTTTTAAGTTTCCACCGTTAGAACAGTTGTAAATAGAGCCAGTTGCTTTCAACACATCAAAAGTTAGTGTGTCATAAGTACGACCCATTTGCTCACCAAGTCTTTTGTTAACTTGATTAGCTACAGGATCTGATACTGTTAGCTCTACAACATCGGTCATAACGACGACATCCCCATATTGAGAAAGTACCGCATCCATACGAGTAACATCAACAATTTGACCTTCTGGCTCTACGCCTTCTGTCAATGGTGTTGTTGCTTCGTCAAATTCTTCGTATCTTGACCATCTGATACGATCGGAGCTATTTTTTGGAATGCTTTTCATCTGACCGAACTGATTAGCGATCAACATTGGAACAGCAATATCCAAAAGGTTAGGTCCATACCATACTCCTACTGCATCAGGTATTTCAGCAGTGGTATTAACGTTAGACATATTTTATCCTCTTTATTCCGAATACCCTCTAATAAAGCGATCTTGAATAGCCATTCTTTCAGCGACACTCATAGAATTATACCTCGAGGCCTTGCTTACAGCACCAGTGCTGCCGGCATTTAACGTACTCTTTGGTTTATTTGCATTCTCCATTGCTTTGGCTACGTTAATATGCTCCTTAGCATGGTCTTTTATGTAACTAGGTGTCATCTTAATAGCTTCAAGAGCTGCTTCTAAATCTTCTGATTTAGCTAAAGCATTCGCTACTTTAGGTGGTATTTCATTTCCGTATTTGCTTATTAACTGCTGAGCATCAGGATATTTAGACTGAACAAGCTTACGTTCAAAATCACTTTGAACACTAGAAATGTACTTAGTAAAAGCTTGCTCAACCTCTCCTTTGGTGATGATATCTTCTTTATCACCTTCGAATAAGCCTTGTTTACTTTCTTTAGGTTTTCTCATTTCTTCTATCATTTGATTTTGCTCATATACTTGTCTTTCTAGTTTATCCTTTTGCTCCCTAAGAGCCTTAAAATTCATTTCTTGGCTATTAGGTTGTTGCTGTTCGGCGACTTCAGCTGTTTCTGCCTGTGGTTGCTCCTCGACGATTGGAGCGTTTTGTACGTCTTCTTCTGTCATGTTTTCCCCTTTTACGTCTGGTTACTAATATTTCAATTAGCGAGGTGACGAGCCTTTTGTTTTTACTTTTTCTCCAGTCAATAAATCGCGTCCGATCTTTGACGAAGCTTTACTAAAATAATCTTTAATAAGTTGATTCCCTTCGCTCACTCGCTCGATGTCATCGACTGCACCAGCTTTGGATAGCGGAAGTATCCACTCAGGATACGCATCGCCTGTTACTTGGTTTGTATACCAAAGCTGACATCCTTGTATTGGTGTGTCGATCTCGTGCTTTCTACCTTTATCCGCTGCTCGTATCATCACATTAATCTTTCCGGTGATGAAATCTTTCTTCGCTGCAAAGAGAATCCATAACTCTTTTATCTCTGGAAATTTCTTATAATAGGCATGTGCTACTTGTAACACCCTATCTTGAACAAACTTCTTCCCTTCTTCACGTTTTGTTTCGTCTATTTCTTCTTGTACGTGTTTTGGGATTATTAACATTATTCAACCCCCATATCTTCGGCGGTAGGTTCTTGTATAGTTTCTTCAGAAACTTCTTCAGTTTGTGGAACCAGTCCAATATTTTCGGCTTTTTCACGTTCCTCCATCTTTAGTTTTTCTATAATCTGGAGAGCCATTTGAATATGATCTAAATCTATTCCTTGAATTTCTTTGACAGCTTTAACTTTATCCAAAGCTGCTGATTCTAAGTCTTTTATGGCCTCGGCCCTTCTTTCGACAGCCAACATTTTATTTTCTTCTATGCGTGAAATTCTTTCCAATCCGAGTCCTTTATCAGCCATGGCTTGGGAATTAACTAGATTGATCTTAGCTTGAAGCTCCATCATCTGAAGTTGTTGCTGTTGCTCTTGAACTTGTTGAGCCTGTTGAGCTTCTTTCTGATACATTTCCTCAAGATGTGTTTTATCAGCCATTGGCATTTGCTCTATCAAGTATTGTTGAGGAACATTGATACCTACTTTCATAGCCTCTAGAGCTTGGAAGTAAGCTAGATTTTTCTGAGAATCTGTTAGAAGTGTTTCTTTAACGATAATATCAAAGTCCATGACCTTATCTTGCGTTAGCCCTGGAGGCATCGGTTGCCCTGTTATCTTCATCCACATTTCAGGATTGTAGTTGGCAAGCATGATTTTTAAGATCTTAGTACCACATTCTTTTTGAGATTGAGCTAATTTGTCATATACAGTCTGGAAGATTGTTATACTATTAGCAGCTCTTTGCTTAGCAAGAGTACCTGATACTTCTGTATTACCGCCTTCAGCAACTCCTAAAGCTTCTTCATTAAGCCCTGGAATCTGAATAAGATCAGTATTTAACTGCTGCACAAGATTTACTAATCCAGCAGGCAAATCAACACTCTGTTTCTCTCTGATAGCTCCAAGCTTGCCTATTTCTGTCTCAATTACCTGACCTTGACCAGTTTTAAAGAGATCTTCTTGGTTAACAACAGATCCTTTCTCTACTACCCAGCCCACTGATACTTGAGAGTCCAGAATGTCGGCTATTTTAGAACGTTTTCTATTATATTCACTTTGAGGATCACGTATAGATCTGATCATACCCTGCATTTTATAGGCATAATCATCAAATTGAGGCTTATATATCCAAAGAATAGGAACACAAGGAAAATCACCTATTCCAAGCGGATCAATTCCGCTATACATTGGCTCACCCTGTATAAAGACATGATATTCAACTGTAGGCTCCCAGTTTTCTATTACTTCAATAAATGGAGCCTCAAGCAATAATGCATCTAATTCTTTCTTAGAACCTCTGAAGGTCTCAACTTGACCGGTGATAGTATGCGTTAAAACAAAAACTTTACGCTTAGAACGCCTATAATACTCGTCATAAGCTACAATATCTTTCTCATCCATACGGTTTCTTGAGAAACTCATATAATCAAACTTATTATCAACACGACCAGTCTTAACTTCGTCTATCTTCTTCTTAGCACTAGGTAATAACGCCTTTGCTTGTTCTTTGCTGATATATTGACGCTTGATCATATATCTACAGTCACTAAGGTCAATCTTAGTGAATAAAGGGTCTAAAACTACTGATTGGAAGGGTTCTACATCACAGTAAATACGCCCATTGATTAGATCTTTGGAGTAATCAATTCCAAAAGACATTAAAGAAAAGCCTGTTATTGAAGCATCTTCAAAACCATCAGAAAACTTATGATAAAAATCACATTTATTCGCTTGCCAGATTAAGGCATCTTGAAGATAATCGCTAAAAACTTCATCTCCTATTTGCTGTGGATCGACTCCAAAGCCTAATCTGTTCTTACGTTGATAGCCTGAATTTAAGTGTATATTACGTTGACAGTAGTTATAGACGTAAGAATTACGCCCTTCTTCTTTTAAATAACTCTTTTCAGATTCATTCCATTGATCACCAAGGTACATTTTGATATCAGTGTACATCTCCTCATGGGTAGGATGCCAATAGTCGACAGCTTCGTTATAATCATCTTCGTAGTCTTTTTTGATATCTTCATTAACTTTCATAGATAACCTATACTAAAATCTTTACTATAAGTTAGTAGACTAAAAGTTTAAATTAACAGCAAATCAAAATTTTAATAAGCGTGTTCTTTTTTTCTCCATTTTATTACGTGATCATCTTCTTTAAGACGAGTACTATACCAAGCCGATCCCTTCCACCAGCCTACAAGTATTTTGTTTTTGTCAGTTTTTATATATACTAGATCAAATGGGATAGGAGTACAGTTACGGGCATCTGCCCAACCGTTTTTATCATATTCTACGTCGCAGTATAGAACATAGCCTTGACGTTTGATATCACCTACATATATCACGGTGTTTCTCCGCTGAAAGTGTTATTGGGAATTATTTTTTACATTTCTTTTTAGCTTTATTTGGCAGTTTCTTGCCTTTCGGTGTCTTAGATTCAAATTCTTTTGCTATTTCTGGATGCTTAGCATGAAGATATCTACGCTGAGCTTTAGATTTCATCGGCATTATTTTTTCTCCTGCTTACCATTGTATTTTTTTTCCATCTCAGGAAATCTATATGTAAAGCCTTCTTGCTGCTCTGGGCTTTCTGGAGTTAGATCTATAGAATCAACTTTAGTATATTGCTCTAGAGCATACTCTACCGCTTCTTCAGCAAAATTATCATCAACGTATTTCCCATCTTCTACTATCCCACATGCTCCAAACATCAAAGGGATCAAACATATAATTTTCATCGCCGCCTCCTGTTTAATTCATTAAGACGATATATATCATTAACAGATAAACCTTCATTTTTTCCATCATAAAGTTTGCAGGCTATGGCTAAATATCTAAACGAATCTGCGAAGTGAGAATGTTCAGAATGAACTGGATAGTTTGTAAAGACGTTATGTTTAGCGTCATATTGCTTGCGGTAATTCTCTAGGGCTGTAATTAAGCGCTTATTTTTAGCCTCATCAATCCAAATACGTGGAAATAGACCCCTGGCAACTTCTATGCCGTCTAAAAGCTTAGTTTTAAGCGTAGGAAGGGTTATAAAGTCTATGCCAAGATTATGAGCCATTTCTTTTCTACTTATACCCGTTCCAAGCTCTCTATTTTCTATGTCATGAGGTGCGTAATGTGCTTCATAGATATAAGGCTTTTCGTTAATCAATTTTACATAATGATCAAGTCCTTTGCCGTTATTCTCATAACAATCAATTATGTGTATTTCTTGACCTATTTTCTGAAAAAATATAATCGTAGTGGAATCATTCATCCCTAAATCCCAAGCTGTACATACTCTTGCTGTTGGATCGTAAGGCACGTTTGTTATCCTATCCTCTCTACGCATAGAGTCTAGATATGTTATGTAATAAGAGCCTTCTAGGCCTATAAAGGACACGTAGAACTCTTGCTTAACAAGCTCTTCGCTCATTCCTGCATCTATTTCTGCTTGAACAACTTCTTTGCTAATAGCTCCTGTATCTTCTATAGAAAGCTTTTCACAGAACCAGTCTGGATTGCTTTTAGCCATGTTGTACATGTCATAGATCCAGTTCTTGCCTCTGGGTGTCGTGATAAATACAGCTACACCATCATTTTCTGTCAAAATAGGTCTTAGAAGATTCCAGGCATTGGGTAATTGTAAGGCTGCTTCTGAAAAAATGCATATAGATGCTGCCGTACCAACAATTCTATCAGTAGAGTCACTACCTAGTAATTGCAAAATAGATCCATTCTTAAAGTGTACCGATAATTCTGACTCATATTTCTTCTTTATCAATTCTGGAGGGATAAAATCCAAAAATGAAACGCCATCTTTAGTTTGAGAATTCCAAATAACTTTTTTAGCTTGGCTATATGTAGGGAAGAGGTAATGACAGATGCATTTTTTTTCGTTTAGACGTTTAATTATCCAATTCCATAAAACTAAATCCTTTCCAGCTCGCCTATGACATAGCCACAGAGCACGTTTACATCCCCCGTCTAAAGCCTCTAAGATTGGTAGCTGATAGTCTCTTGGTTCAAACTTGTGGGGTAGCGTTACTTCTGTTGGCATCTTATCCTTCAAAATCTATTTATTCATCAGTATATACTTCATAAACTAAAAGACATCAAAAATCTTTTAAAAAACTGTTGGCATGTAATCTAAATATTTTACTATAGTACACTTATTGTAAAATTTCCAAAAAATTAGAGAGATTATGACTAAGAAAGAAAAAAAAGAAATTATAGTTTTTTTAAAAAATAATGATTTGATGGTTGGTACAGGAATTTTAAGCAAAGGATTTGGGGTTGAACATCGAGCATTAAAAAAGCTAATTGTTAAGTATAAAAATGAATTTGATGAATGGGGACTTATTGCATCGCCGATGCAAAAAGTCGACCCTAATAATAAAGGTCGAAGACTTGAAGAATACGAATTAAACGAGCCCCAAGCCGCATATCTTTCTACTCTTTTAACAAATAATGAAACCGTTAGAAAATTTAAACGCCGACTTGTAAGAGATTTTTTTAGGCAAAGAAAATTATTATCAAAAATCATTGCACAAAAACAAAATACTGAATGGTTAGAGAAAAGAAAGCTCGGAAAGATAGAAAGACGACTTGAGACCGATGTTATTAAGGAATTTGTTGAATATGCATTATCACAAGGGAGCAAAAACGCTAAAACATATTATATGAATATATCTAAAATGGAAAATCACACTCTCTTTAACTTAGATATGTTAGAAATGAAATTTCCTAATCTAAGAGATGTTCTTGAAGGATATCAACTTTTTACTTTACAAAATGCTGATAGAATAGTTGGAAGAGCGTTGAAAGAAGGTATGGAAAGAGAACTTTTTTACAAAGAGATATATAAATTAGCCAAACAAAGAGTTGAAATGTTCGTTAAACTTATAGGCAAAACCCCAATACATGTTATATCAGAACAAAATGATAATTTAGTCTTAGAGTAAAAAACTATAATCTCGCTGAAAGTGTTATTACGAACCTTTTTTCTCGTTAGCTTTATTGGCAAAATTCACTGCGTTAACAATAATTTCCGCGTCTTGTTCTGATAGATCTTTTTTGGCCATATCAGCCTTCTCTTTTAGAAGTGCCTTATACTCAGTAGAATATATCGGTAAAATCTTTTCTCCAAAGGCTGAATTCTTATCGCCTTCGAAGCAATGATTGGCGATCTTTCCAGCAATTAGCTCTTTGGCGTATGCCACAGCGGGTTTCATTTCCGGGTGATGTTCTGCAAGATTGTGTAACCAAGACGGACCTTTTTTATATTTTTCATAGATATAGGAGGCTAACCAAATACCTTTCCCAGAATGAGCCCATTCCAACAGATCATTAATAATCTCTTGTATTTGCTCTTTAGTGTGCTGAGGGTTTACCTTCCTTTTGAGTGCATAATTGTTATTCTTAGCAGCTGCCATAAGTCCTTTCTTATTAAAATAATTCCTATTGAAAAGCTAGCTTATGTCTTACTTATGATCAAGAAAAAACTCACATTAAATTAATATGGTGTTATATTGGTGTTAAAACTAGGAGGATATATGCCAACATTATATTTCAGAGAAGACTGTCAGAAATGGAGAGTTCAAAGTAAACGTAGAAATGGTAAGAGTATTTCTGCACAATTTGATAGTTTAAATGAAGCTATAGAATTTTGGGATGATGTGAAAGCTATTGAGGTAAGTTGGGTTAATAAATATCATCGTGATAATACAAATGAGAAATTAGATAAGCTTAAAGAGTTTTAAGATATTTCTTTTCTTTGTCCAGACTCATCGTAAAATATAAATAAGTTATTTTCTTCTTGTTCGTGTAGGTAGTATTCTGCTGGATCTTCTATGTGGACATCTAGGGGGTAGTTAAGTCCTGTAGTCATGCTGAATGCTATCGAGGCAGTAAGTAATACCAGAATGTCCATGCTAACGCTCCTGAGATGCATATGATTAAAGTTACAATATGTATAAGTTCCCAAGCATATCTGTATGGGTTCCCTAGGACTTGTGTTAACCAGCCTCTTAATTTATCCATTTAAATTTCCTTTTTACATACCCTGATTATATTACTATGCAAAGGCAAAAAGTAAGGGGAGTGAAGTTACAAAAACAAGGTTAAGTTAAATTAAATCCCCCTTACTTATTTTTAATATTCGAAACTTGTGCTAACCTTTACTTCGTAGTCTCTCATTTCGAAGTCATGAGCATTTACTAAATGAGAGTCTGCCACTATTTGCATGATTTTAGTTTTTAGATCATCAGAATTAGCATATATTGGGTAGTCTCTATCTACACGTATATTAGCAGAGAATGATCTATCATCTTTTTTGACTTTAACTTTGATAACAATATCTTTAATTTTTTCTGACATTAATTTCTCCAAATATTTCTTTGTAATCTTTACATTTATTCTCATTAATATTGAGAATATACATGCTATCAGCAAGGTTATAATCTTTAATTTTTTGCAAACTTTCTTCGAGATATTTTATTTTATATACATTAGCTGGGTTTTCATGATCTATAATTTCTAGCTTAGATATGAAATAAGCTATTTGCTGTTTTATGAGTTTATCTAGGTATTTCTGTATTTCTTGTTTAGTGTCAAAGAATTTCTTTTTATGTGGTAATAGGTTATGGAAGTTTACGTAATAGATCATGTTTCCTCTATTTCTTCTAAAGAATATAATTCAATTTCTGTTTTTGGTTCTTCGTCATATATTTTTTGAGTAAATATTTCTGCTATTTGTGCGTCGTCGTCATAGGCTATTTTATTCATGCAATCGAGATAAAATTTTTCGAGGTTATCGCAATCCGGCTTAGTAATAACATAGCCTTTTTCTAAAGCTTCTTTACGCTTCTTTTTAGACCATGATTGAGGTATAGGGAACTTGGCTATTATGTTAGCGCCAATAGCGCCTTCAAGAGGTCTTAAATCATCTTTAGCCATGATTTCAGAAATGAGTTTCTTGCATTCATTTTTTTCTTTGCTTTGGGGGTCATACATAATGCCGTTATGTACTCGGTGTCTTTGTTTAGCTATAGGTTTCCCGTTAATGATAAAACTAAGAGATGTCTTCACGAAGCCTCACATTTCTTTTAGTTACTTTATAAATTCTTTTAGCTGTTTTAAGCGTACAGGGATATCCTTTTAAGAGTCGATAAATTGTAACAGAAGTGAGTCCTGTAATTTTTGCAAATGAATGAGGAGATAAATTATATTTTATTAAATAGTCTTTAAGGGTCATACAATTCCTTAAGTTATTAGTACTAAGTTACGCCTAAAGGGTATTTATGTCAATAAAATCTTTTTGTTAAATAACTATAGACAAAAAAGTGTAAAATGAAATATCTTGAGAATATAAAAACAGTCACTAGGAGGACTTTATGAATAAAGAAATTAAGCAAGCAGTTCTTGAGCTTTGGGAAGAGCTATATGACTCTGCTAACGCTATTAATCCAGATGTTATACATAGAAGCATGGTAATGCTTATGAAAGAGTATAATTTAGAAGAATTTACGGAAGAAACTGATGAAGATCTTTTATGTGTTGTACATGAAAAGGAATTGTATGATGCTAACCAAAAAAGATATGAGATAAAAATGTTACTAAGAAATACGCTGGAGAATTACTAGTATGGAATGGTCTCAATTTTTAGTGCTTCTAATTTCATTTACTGGTCTGTTCTTTTGGAATAGATCTGAATCTAGAAGCGATTCCAGACGTATGGAAGATTTAATAACAGCTATCCGTGAAGACATGAGAGATTTTCATGGAAGGCTTTGTGCAATAGAAGAAAGAAACAAACCTAGGGGAAAAAATGATTAAAGAAGAAAATTACCAAGAATTAGTCGAAGAACTAAAAGATTTAAGACAAGATATATTATCTGTGCGATTTGATGAAAATAGAAGTGATATGCTTAATGAGCTTAATACTGCGTTAGCGCTAGCTCAAAGTGAATTTGAAACGGCTTATAATGAAGCATCAAATCCTTTCTTTAAATCTCGTTATGCTAAATTAGTTCATATCGTAAAAGCTAGTAGACCCTACTTAACAAAACATGGGCTTTCCGTTCGACATGAAGAAGAATATAATGACGGCAAACGCTTTTTAAGGACTATTCTAGCCCATAGTAGTGGTCAATGGACTAGTTCCTTGGCTCTTATAGAACCTCTAAAGCCTGATATCCAAAGTTATGGATCTTATCTAGCTTATCTAAAAAGATATCATTACACAATGATCACTGGGGTTACGACCTCTGATGATATGGATGACGACGGAGAATCTTTAATGGAAAGAAAGGATCCGTACATTTCCTTAGTTCACATCAACCAATTAAAGAAATTATTAGCACAATTACCACCTCATGTTGAAAAAACTGTATTAGAGGGTTTTGGTATTAGTTCTTTAGCTGAAATCAAAATGTCGGCTTTTACTGGAACTCACAAACGTCTAAAACAGATGATAGGAGAAGAAAATGAAGCTGATTAAAGGAATGGAGCAAGGGACTGATACGTGGCATGACTTCAGATTATCTCACATTGGCGCTTCAGAAATTTCTATGATCGTTGGCGTTAATCCTTGGAAAAGCGCCTATGAACTTTGGCTTGAAAAGACAGGAAAAGTTAAACCCAAGAAAGCTAATAAAGCTATGAAAAGAGGCTCAGAGTTAGAGGAAGAGGCTTTGCATGAATTCATCACTCAGTCTCAGAGATTCTATGAGCCGATGGTTGGCACTTGCTCTAAATGGGATGTTGCAAGCGCTTCTTTTGATGGATTAAGCGAAGATTTAACACATATCGTTGAGATTAAATGTCCTTCCAGTGAAAAAAGCTATGATGACATGATGCAAAATGGAATACCTGATTATTACATGTGTCAAGTTCAGTGGCAATTGATGGTTTCTTGTGCTGAAAAAGCTGATTTCTTCGTATATGCTGGTGAGAATCTAAACTTTAGCTATTCAGTTTTTCCTGATAAAGAAATGCATTCTGAGATGTTAGCAAAAGCTAAAGAATTTTGGCACCATATCGAAACTGATACTCCTCCTGAATTGACTAAAGATGATTATAAATTAGTCACTGATGATTATGAGTTTTCGAAGCTTGCTAGTCATTACCTTGAGATTGATGAACAGATCAAGGAACTAGAATCGACGAGAAAGGCATTTAAAGCGTCGCTAATCGATTATATTGGCGAAGGTAATGCGATGGGCTATGGAATTAAGATAGGCTCAAATAAGGGCCGTAAAACGCTAAATTTAGAAAAGCTCTGTTTTGATTATGGAATTGACCAGCAAGACATGGAAAAATATTATACTTGCGGTAAACCGTATACGATCATCTCAAGAAGTAGGGGTGATTTAATTTAAACAAAACAATCTTCTTGTATTTTTACAGATCCCTAGGTCTGTGGCGTCCTTTGCACGGGGCGCCTTTTTTTTGTCTAAACACGTTTTCCTAACGAACATTGCGCTGTCTAAACACGTTTTCCTGACGTACGAAATTAGCGTACAACTGAATGTCTGATAATATTTATATTGCTCTGGTGTATGCTAGAGAGGTGTTATATCAAAATACTCCCATCCAAAACTTTTTTCTATTTTTCGTAGCTTAAAAATTTTAATGAGAGTAAATTGAATTTGATAAAAAAAGTTCTTACAAAAAAAAGTCGCTGCCACTAAACAACGACTTTAAAGAACAACGTAACTGAAATAAGAAGCACTTACGTATGATTCATAATTTATCAAAACGTGGAATTCTTAACCACTAAAATGATAATTTTAATCACACACAGTGTCTTCTAGTTCAGTTTTAAATTTAAACTTTACAGGAGAAATCATGTCATCTAATCCAGAATACAAAGAATTACCTAGTCATAATTTTAGAACAGAAATTCCTAATCTTATTTTAGATATGGGATTAACACCATACGAGTTATCCGTCTATTGCATGATGAAGCGTATAGCTGGTGATTTCAAAAGCTGTTGGCTGAGCAATAAAAAAATGGCTGAGCGTTGTAATATGAGTGAACGCAAATTCATATACATCAAAAAGCAGCTAGAAGAAAAAGGCCTTATCAAAATAACAAAAAGATTCAAAGTAGATGGCTCTCACGACTCTGACCTAATAGAAATTACAGATTTATGGATAGAAAACCATAAGCATTTTAAAGAAAAGTTTAGTCATGCACAGAATGCAACAGGGGTGGTGCATAAAAAACAGGAGGGTGGTGCACGAGATGCCGATAAAGAAGAACCTATTAAGAAGAACCATATTAAAGAAAAAGAAAGTAAACCAAAGAAAACCCAGAAGCCTGAGAAAAAAGTTCCTGCATCTAAAGACGCCAGCAAGCTGGCTGCGCCCCCTGATCCAAAAAAAGCAATCAAAAGAGAAAAGAATGTTTCTACTACAGGCGAAGAACATATCAAGCTCATTGAAATGCTTGGGGAAGAAGAAACTTCTGCTTGTTATAAGCATTTGGACGAATGGAAAGAAGATACGCCAAAGTACAAATGGAAAAAGAATGATTACAGATCAATCCGGCGTTGGGTAATCAAAGCGAGAGAAGAAAATAAAGAAAAAGCTAAACCTAAAGCTAAGCCTCCAAGGCATTTTGATTTTGCCCATAAAGTAAAAGCTCATTTGAAAAATACGACTATGCGAATTTTCCCTAGTGGAGTTAGCGATAGTAGTGGCACTCCCTGGCTAGAGCTCTCGTTTAATATGCCAGATGGTGGTTTTTTCAGACGGTTAGCTAAACGTTAGAAACTCAAACACCATGAAGAGGATAGGGCAGG